GAAGAGCGCGCCGTCGTGCTTCTCGGGCTCGGCGCAAGCCTCGATCTGGATCACGATGCCGCTCCCGAGCTCCACGTCCGGCAGGTAGCCGCGCACGGCCTCGATCACCTTCTCTTCGCGGGCCTTGCGGTCGTCGGCCATCAGCCGAGCCTCGCGATCTCGATCAGATCGTCGGGGTCGATCCGGCCCTCCTCGATCCGAGCGGACAGCGCCGCGCGAGCCTGGTCACTCAGGTCGAAGTTGTCGAAGGCGCCGGGCGCGTCCTCGCGGGCCTCGTCGGGCGCGTCGTCGGCGAGGTCGGCCCCCAGCGTGTCGCTCGGGTGCCCCATGAGATCGGGGAGCACCCATTGCAGAAGTCGGAAGGCGGCGTCGCGCTGGGCCTTCCAGTGGTCTTCGCCGGCCCGCGCCTCTTCGCGTCCGGTGAGCAGCCGCTCGACCTCAGCGCCGAGCCGCCCGACCTCGGCCTCGAGCTGCTTGATCGTCGCGTCCCGGCGATCACCGGCCTCCTTGGCGCCGTGGCCGATCTGCTCTTCCGCGCAGTCAGCGCAGGCCCGCGGGATGCCGAAGTCCGAGAGCAGTCCTGCGACGGCCTCCCTGACCCGCTCGGCGGGGAAGACGTAGTCGCCGTGGTCTTCGAGCAGCGGCCGGGTCGCGGCGCCGGCCACCTGATAGGCGACCTCGCTCACCCAAGCGTCGTCGCGGAAGGCGAGGGCCGCCTCCTCGGGGAAGATGCCGCACTTCAAGCAGCTCCTCCCGTCGCGGTGCGGGTTGCGCGGCCAAGCGTGGGTGCCGCCCCTCTTGCACTTCACCCCGACCGGCCCGACCGGGTACGGGACCGGGATCACGATGTGAACGAGGCCGTCGACCTCGCGCCGCTCGAAGCCGCCGACGCTCGTGCCCTTCTCGTTGTCGATCTCGACGAAGAGGAGGTTGGAGTGGTCGTCGTCGTCCTTGCGTAGCACGACGTGGAGCTCGCGGCCGCCGCGGGAGTTGGATTCTTCGGCCGAGACGTCGAGCCGCTCCACCGACGCGCCGATCTCGAGCCGGTCGCACTCGCGGCGGGAAGCAACGAGTTCGTCGGCCAGCTCCGTCACCCGCTCGGCGATCGTGAGGATCTTGCCGCCGCGGGTCCGGTCGATCTCCATGCGGTCGAGGACGTCCATTGCGACCGACGCGGGCGAGCCCGACTCCGGGGTGGCGCCCTGGTCGACGACTTTGAGCAGCGCTTCCTCGATCGCGTCGGCGAAGTGGATCGCGGTGCTGCGGGCGGGGACGTAGCTCAGCGCCGTCCGCTCGATCGTGTCGAGGATCAGCTTGCGCCGAGTGCCCTCCGCGGGCGGCGTCCCCTTCCAAGCCTCTGCGTCGACCCCGCGGGCCGACTTGCCGATCTCCCTCGCGACCTTCGGCTCCGTCACCACCGCTGTCGGTCCACGCACCCCCACCGGGCCGGCGTGGCTTTCCTCGCCAAGCTCGGGTGTGCGCGGGGCTCTCGCCTCGACCGCGTCGGCGGCAGCCTGATCGAAGACGCGCGCAGCCTCCTCGAGAGTGCGCTCGGCCGCCGCAGGTTCGCCGCTCGGCACGTCGCGCTCGACCGGCGCCGTCCACTTGCGCTCGAGGCGGACGTACTTCGCCTTGAAGTCCTCGTCGCGCCAGTTGTAGAGCTTGCCGTCTGCGTCGCGGACGATCCAGTAGCCCGGCGGCACCGACAAGTCGAAGCGGTCGTGACCGGGTTGGGAGGTCGTGCCGATCGTGAAGCCGAGCCGCGGCCGCTGGCATGGGCTCACTCGCTCGTTGGACCGGAGGAAGGTGATCGGGAAGTAGTCGCCGGGGTCTGGGATGCGGACGGCCTCGCGCGTCGCCGGATCGGGGTTGCCCTCTCGGGGGACGAACCAACCGGGGATGAAGTCGGGGGTCGGACCTTCCTGGCCCGCCTTGTTGCGCTCGCTCACTCTGTCTCCTCGCTCATGGGTTTCTGGGGGTGAGAGCGGGCCTCGCCACCGGCACGACCGCCAGGGTCCAGATGGCGAGGCCCTACGCCGTGCCCTGGGGAGTGTGCCGCCCCCGTAGCTGTCCGGCGATTCCTCGGCTCGGCACCCTAGCGACTCTGGGGGTCGGACGTGTACACATTTGCCGCTCTTTAGGGCAATTCTTGTAGAGCAGGAGGGAGATATATAGATGCGGTGGCGGCGCGGGTTCGGCACTCCCCTCCCCCCCTGGTTGTACCGCTGCTGGCACATGATCCGAGCGTGGCTTCGGGTCCTCCTCAAACACTGAGCGACCGCGCCCACTCGCAGAGCCAATGAGGGGTTGACATTCCCGGCGTTATGTCCGACCAACGCTCGCGCGTGTTTGCTGCTGCGCGTGTAGAGCCAACGCGCCATATCCAGCCTGCATCCCGAGCAGTAGAGCCAACTCGTATATGTGTCCACATCGTGCCCTTGCTCTGCTACGAGTACACGCGATGCTGTACCGTCGCTGGTACATGAACGCAGTACGACCGAAGGGGGCAGCATGAGCACCACGCGAACCGCGCCGACCGTGACCGAGGAAGACGCTCGGATGGTCAGCGCTGAGGCCCGCAAGCAGAACGGCTGGGAAGTCCTGGGTATCGACTTCACCCACGGCAACGAGGGAGTGATCCGCTTCCACCGTGAGCAGGCACCGCATAGCGGCAAGCACTACGGAACCGCGCACTTCTCGATTCAGGTCGGCGACCTTCCTGGTTCCCTGGTCGGCTTCGAGTGGGGCCACTACGACCTATCGCTAGACGAATCCCGCACCGACTTCGCTAGTCGCGTCGCTCAGGGGCGCTGACCAATGACCAAGCCAATCAAACCGCAGGGCTACCCGATCGACACGATCAGGGAGATCGAAGCCAAGAACGCCCGCGCTGGTCAGTTCTTCTTCAGTGAGGGAGCAATCAGCTTCTTCAACTCGCGGGTTGCTGACGACGTCGTTAATCACCGCTTCTTCTTCACGACCGAGAAGGGGCCGGACGGCGTCCGCAAGGCGACGATCCGAATGATCAACGACAAGGGCCACATCGAAGACGTGGGCGAGTTCCAGCAGTTCGCCTCACTGGCCAAGGCTCGCCACGCGCTACGTCTCGCGCTGGGTGCCGGGGTCGAGGTCCGCAACGACCCTTACGAGGGAGACAAGGACCCGACCAACCCACGCCGGTTCGCCTGGCGCGCCTACGTGGGCGAGTTGCCCATCGGGCCACGTACAACCAAGTGGGACGCGCAGAGGCAAGGCGCGCAAGCCAAGCGACCCGCCTACACGGCGTAAGGAGGAAGGCAATGGAATTCGCAGATCGGATCGAACGGCTGCGCTGCATCAGCGAGGGTATGGGCGATCTCTACTCCAATGACGAGATCCTTGCCGTGGGTGTCGGCTACGGCATCCCTGGCGCGCTCACGGTCGAGCAGATGGCGAGGGAAGCCGACGAAGAGCTAGCCGAGTTGCTCGAAGGGGCGGCGGTCTAGGTGTTCGGCTTCGAGATCCGCTGCATCCACAAGAGCCGCCTCTACAGCGAGTGGGCGGTCGTCTCACCGGGAAAGCGTGGCCTGCCGCGCTACCGCCGGACGTGGTGCCGAGATCGCGACCCTGACCGTGGACCGATCCCCGGCGGCATGTTCGGCCTGTGGGTCGAGCAGGTCTTCGGCGGCCTGGTCCCTGACGGCGGGTGGTGGCTGTGGGCTCGCATCGGCGACCGCTCGACGGAGACGTACCGCCTAGTCGCTGAGTGGGCCTAGCCGCGCTTGGAGCACCGCCCCGGTTCGATTCCGGGGCGCGGCCTTGTACCAAGAGCAGTACAACCGAAGGGAGCACCATGAACGCAGAATCCGAGGTGGCCGGCGCTGACGGTCTGGGCAAGGAGCCCAAGGAGACGCGCGGCCGGAAAGAGCTACGGGAACTGGCCGAGGCCACCGGCTACAGCGACGGCATGGACGACGAGCAGTTCGGCGGCGTCGATGCCGTGATCGACTACAAGAACGCGCTAGAGGACCGGCTCGCCTCTCTGATCGACTCGCGGCCTGCCAACGGCGTAGACGCGATCGTGCAGGAAGCCGGGGAGATCATCGCGACGCGGGGCGAGGTTGAGGACGTGCCGAAGCTGATCGGCGAAATCGAAGAGCACCACCCCGACGAGCTTTACTGCTCGTTCCTCGCGCCCGCTATCGACCGCATGGAGGCGGCGCTCAAGGCCCGCGCCGAAGGCAACGAGCTAGAGGTCGAGGAAGGCGGCGAGATCTCCGCGCCTGTGCGCCCAGACGGCCCAGAAACGGCCGAGGGCGGCCTGATCGGGCAGCAGCCCTACTGAGACGGCCCGGCGGCTGGCGCGGGTTCGACTCCCGCGCCGTCTCTTGTACCCATGACGACAACCGAAGGGAGTACCGATGTTGAAGCTCAACGAGGAGTTGCTCCGGCGCCAGGTCGAGGCCGGGGACGCTCCCCAAGCACGGAAGTTCGACACGTCCGACGAATTGCACGGCGCGATCACGGCCGCGCAGGACTCAACCCAAGACGGCGGCCCTGCGATCACATCAACGGCCGGAGAGACGATCTACGTCTACCCCGAGAGCAACGCCGAGGACCGGCCACGCATTGCCGTTGAGCGTGGATGCTTGACGCTCTTGGGTGGGGAGTGGAAGCTCCCCGACGAAGACGGGGACGGGGGCACCGCTGCAACCGTCGAGGCAATCGCAAACGCAGTCGATGTGGCTAACGGCCTCCTGGCAACGCTGGACCGCCAGGACCGCGCGGGTGATCGCTCGGCCGAAGCCGCCCACGTGATCGCGCAAGGCGTCCCGAGAAAGGACCAGTGGCGCAGCGCGGCGAGCTTCATGGAGCACGTCGCCGCGACCCTTGACCGCTTTGGGGTCGAGCGGCCAGAGCACTACGCCGAATGAGGCGCGCGACCGTAGCCGCGCTGCTGGCCGGTGTGATTGCCGCGCCAGCGGCGCAGGCTGCGCCCTTCGATGCGAGCCTCGACCATGCCTACGGGCTCGCCGCCTCCTACTGGGGCGGCGGCCCGCTTGGCTGCTCGACGCTCGACCGAGAGATCGTCCCCAACGGCTCGCTGCCGAACGAAGCGCTTGGCGAGGCAACCGAAACCTCACCCGGCGAAGAAGTGGAATGCACCCTGTACATCAGCCGGTCCTTGGCGAGACCCGCCAGCATCGGCACGGCCTGCGCCGTCGAGATCCACGAGCTCGGGCACTTGCGCGGGCTCGGGCACTCCGACGATCCGCAGAGCGTGATGTACCCGAGCCTCACGCACCTACCAGCGCTGTGCTGGCGGGCGCTGTGGCGCTGGGAGGCGAGCCGATGAAGAAAGCCGAGCAAGTGCGGCTCGACATCGGCGCGACCGCTCAGGAAATCTCCGAGTGGGAAGCGACCGGAGCCAAGCTGCGTAAGCGGCTCGGCTCCGCGCTCGCTGAGGCTCGCGACCACCCCGAGCTAACGCTTGAGGAGGGCCGCAAGATCCCACCCAAGGAGATCCCCCGACAGACCGCTAACCGACTGATCCGAGAGGCCAACGAATGAGCCCTAACGACAAGCGAGCCCGACACCGGGCCTTAGTCGCGCAGATGCGCGTAACCGAGGGATTGCGCAACAGCGACAGCGCCAAACGAATGCGCAAATCCAGAGCGAAACGAGGGCGCGGCAGTCAGTGGCGCACCGACGCTGCTACGTGAGGCCGGTACTGCCGGAGTCCGGCTGGCGATTTTCCGGCCAGCCGGACTTTTGGTAGGGCGGCCTCCGGGGTTGAACCGGACCCTCCGGGGGTATACGCAGGTCGCGACAGCTACGACGTTCCTGCTCGTTACCTCCGGCGACTTTCTCTACCGTCCCGACCGCCAAGCCGGTACTGCGGGGGCGCCGCGCCCTTGTTTCCCGTCCCCCCAGTCCAAGGACGGGCGAATGGGCAGTTGCGCGCAGATCCGTTCGGTCGCTTAGTCCGCTGGCTCCGGCGAGCCGCGGCCCCGCGAAGAATCCCGCCGCCTTGAGTGACCGCCAGGGAACGGTCGACGACGGGCGAGGAGGAGATCCTCTTGCCTCACGGCCCAAGAGCGCGACTAGTTGCTAGTGGCTCTTGGCTTGACCGCCCAGTATGGGGGGCGGTCTGCGCGCGGGCACCGCCATGTTACCGCTTAAGGGGCCGGAAAACGTCGCTGGGCGAGAGATTCCAGACCACGTTCATCAAGAAACTCCTCGACGTCGCCAGGCAGCGCCAGGCGAGGGACGACAAGAGCCTTCGGCCGACCGTCCATATGGTCGAAGGATCGGTGGTGAACCTGGCACCCTGGGCCGCCGTTTCGCGGGTCCCATTCGAGGTAGACGAAGTCTTCGGGGGTGAGGTCGCGGAGGGGTCCGTGGGTGCGGATTTCCTGCTTGCCGAAGAAGTGGAATGCCTCCCACTTGCGATCGTTCGAGCAGGGCCGCTCGTAGGGGTCGAAGCTGGCGAGCCAGCAGGCCGGTTCGTTGTTGAGGAAGGGAACCGGCCGGGGCCTCGCCATCGCCGCCTCCCAGAACTCGTGAGCGAGCCCTGGGGGCGGCTTGGCGATCGTCACGCGACGTCGACGCGGCGGCCCTGTGCGAGGGCCTTGCGCTGGCGCCGCTTCCACTTCTTCGAGCGACGGATCGGCCTCTCGCGGTGGGGGTTCTTACGAGGCATCGACTTCCTCCAATGCGATCTGATTCGGGTCGACGGCCTCGGCCTCGGCCTCGCTCTTGTTGCGGCACATCTTCCCGCACTCCTCGCACTCGGTCAGCGGGATTCGCTCGGCCGGGACCGCCTGGCCGTACTTCTCACGCAACGCCGAGCGGGAAAGCTCCTCGCAATCAGCGAGGACGTCCTCAAGCTCGACGTCGCCCTTGCGCAGCGCCGGCAGCACCACAGCCAGCTTCGACATCTCGAGCTCGGCGAGCTGATCCTGCGAGACGCCGCGCTTCACGACGAGCTCCTCGTAGACCTCGATCAACTGGTAGGTCTGCGAGCGTTTGAGGCCGATGTCGGGGGAGCCAAGCCACGACTCGAATTTGTCGTGGCCCAGCGCCGTCCACATCCTCTCGGTGTAGAACTCGTGCAGGTGCCCCGCGAGGGCGACCCAAACCTGCTTGATCGCCCCCGTTCCCTTCTTGATTTTCTGCTCGACAGCGAACGCCTTCTTGGCCGCTCGCTCCTCGGGCGTGAGTGCTTTCCCCATTGGCTAGAAGGGGATGTCGTCGTCTTTGCCGCCGCCCTTGCCCGGCTCCTCGACCTCTGAAGCGTCGAAAGCACCCTTGAGCGCCTCCACCGCCTCGTCGTGGCCGGCGAGCGCCGTGTAGCTGACGACCTCCGAGAATTTTTTGCTCGGGTCCTTTCGACCGGGCTTTTCGCGGACGACGATCTTGGCCTGGCGGCCCTTGATCGAGATCCATTCAAACTCGCCCGAAGGAACCTCGACGCCGAAGACCTCGTAGAGCTGAGCGACCTTGCCGAGAGCGTCCGGCGTGATGTGAACCCAGTCGCGGATCTCGCCGCCCTGTTCTTCACCGCCGATCGCCTCGAGGGTAAGCACCACCACCGGGTGATCGCCCTCGTAGCCGTCCTTGCCCGGTTCCTTGATCTCCTCGTCGACGACGCGGATCGGGTGAGTCCCACTGCGGAGAATCAACCCTCCCCCCTTCCAGGGCTCGACGTCGTCCAGGCTCATCTTGAAGCCCATCACTTACCTCCTTTTTTCGCCGCCGCCGTGGTGGTCGTCGACTGTTTTTTCTTGCCGTCGCCCTCGGCCTCGGACTCCTCGGCCGCCGGCTCGGTCGCAAGCTCTTGTTGAGCGCTCGACATCGCCTCGACCGCCGTGGGAATCCACTCGGAGAGGTCGATATCGCGCATCTTGCCGAGCCCCCCAGAGCGATCCTTCGCTCGCTTGCCGTTGGCTTCGACGAGCTGCGCGACGTAGCGCCGGGGCGTGTCCTCCGACTCGGGAAGAACGGCGCAGTAGCCGACGACGTCGACGGCGGCAACGAGCTTCTCGGGCAGCTTTTTCCCGCCCGTCGCCGGCCGCTTGATCGAAGCGCCATCGTCCTCGTCGAGCTGCTCGTGAGCGATCAGCACGACGTTGATCGGCAAATCCTTGATCGCACGAACGAACCGTTCGATCTTGGTGTTGACGTCGCCGTAGTTCTGCAGCGATGCGCGGCCGCTGCCGGCGAGCTCCTCGACGAGGCGCTGATAGACCTCGCCGACCGAGTCGATCACGAGCGTTTTCTCCTCACACCCCTCGCGGACGTGGACGAAAATGTCGTCGAGATCCTTGGCGCAGGAGATCGCCTTCTCGTGGATCTTGTCGTCGCCCCACTTGCCTCGAGCGAAGCGCAGAGCGCTCTCACCTTCGGCGTTGCCGACCAGGACCGGGCCGGGGGCCGAGCAGGCGTTGACGGTCTTGCCGGTGCCGCCAGGACCGTAGAGCAGAATGTTCAGGGTGGGGGCGACTGCACTGGGCTCTACAAACGTGAGACTCATGCTGGGACTACCTCCTCGTCGGGTTTGCGATCGCGCTTCGGCGGGCGCCTGTCAAACAGGCCGTCGACGAGGTCGTGATCGTGTGGGTCGTTGCAGATCTCGCGGAAGCGACAGCCATTGCAGTTCTGCGGCTTGACGTTCCGCACCGGGTAGGTCTGCCCGGAGTCAAGAGCAGCGACCTGGCGGCCGAGGGAGACGAGCTCGGTGCCCGACTCCTCGATCTCGCGAGGGCTCAGAAAGACGCGCTCGCGCTGGGACCAACGGCGGTCCTTGAGGGCGGCGACCATCGCCTCGTCGACGTCGACCCCGTATTCAGCACAAGCGGCTTCGTAGAGGTCGGGGGTGGTGAGCTGCGCCTTGTCGGTCGAGGGGGCCCGCCACACCATCTTCTTCTCCCCCGTGGGTTCCTTTGTCTCTTTGTCGAGAACGTCGACCTCGACTTCCTTGCCCACCCCTTTCTTGGAGTTGACGATCTTCGGTGGCTTCGGCTGAGCGTTGAGCCGCTCATCGACGATCACCCCGGCGACGGGGATGCCGTGCTCGCGCTGGTAGGCCCAGGCGTAGTAGCGGATCTGCCGGCCGTTGGTAATGAGCTCGAGGGCCGACAGCGTTTCGCGGAGCTTGAACTCGACCAACCACACTCGGCCCTGCTCGTCGACAACCGCTTCGTTGAGGACGCCGTCGAAGAAGACCTGCAGGAAGTAACGATTCGAGTCACCTTTGCCCGACCTCGAGGGCAGCGGCACGAGGAGCTCTTGCTCGAGCCCAGAGAGGCCGGCAAGCGGCACCGGCCGCTCGCCCTCTTCCTCGGCGTACTGTTCGAGAAGCGCCCGCAACTTCGCCGCCATCTGCCGATGCGCGTCGGCGTCATAGAGGCCCTTGGCTTTGAGCTTCTCGGCCTCCTTCTCAAGCGCCGCAGTGAGGGCGATGATCCCGGTGTCGAGAGCGTCGGGCGCCTCTCCACCGCCGCAGCTCTCACACCCCGCGTCCTGGCAGCGCTCGCAGATTTTGTAAGCGTGGAAGGCGGCGACAGCGGCCCCCCATGCGCTGCCCTCTTGCAGCCGCGTCGGCACCGCCTTCGGCCTGAGGCAGTCGCCGGCCAAGTAACCGCCGTAGTTGAAATCCCACTGGGCCTGGCAGGTAAGGATGTTGCTCGACTCGGTGAAACTGATCGCTCGAATCATCGCTGGGGGGCCTTTCGGTAGCGGCGGGATTTACAGGTGTCGAAGTGGTGGCGGTGCCGCGGCCGCGAGTAGTCCTGGGGGAGCCGCGCCGGCCGCGCCATCAACACCCCAAAGTCGTGATAGAGGACGAGGCTGCCCTCGCGGCAATCCGGCTCGGCATCAACAGGGATCGTCTTCCCAAGCATCTGGGGGAACTTGATCGGCTCTCGACAGTCGCGGCAATTCGGCATTTCAGAAGATGTCCTCGGGTCGCACTTCACTGGGGCGATCAACCTTGTCCGGCTGGCCGGACAGAACGGTGGGCGCTCGACCCTCGCTCTTTGCGGCATCCCGCTCGAGCTTCGCCCCTTCCTTCGTCCTGCCGGCGCCGGGGCAGCGCTTCCGCATTCCCGATCGGCCCCGGTCGTGGGCGTACATCGTGCCGTCGCTTTTGATCCTCGGGTGCCCGAGGCAGAAGGGGCATTGCACCCTCTCGGCCGAGGGGCTCACAGCGCCACCAGCACGAAGCGATCGCCGTGACTTAGCTCAATTCCCGGCGCGCACTGACCGCAAAAAATCACCATCTTTTCGCTCGTAAGATCGCGAAACAGGTAGGCCCCGTCCGACCCCTCCTCACTTAGCTTCTGTCGACAGGTCGAACTGGCACAAAGCTCAATGCCGCCGTAGGGGGGAACTAGCTTGCCCAGGCTCACTCGTCGACCGCCGATCGCATCGCATCCTCGCCGAGCTGGTTGAGCAGCTTGCGGATAAAGCGGACCTTGCCCTGCTTGTACCGGCCGGTCTCTTCGAGCTTTTCGAGATCCTTGTCGATCGCGTAGAGGGGGGACATCACCACGCGCTCCTTTTTCTCTCGAGCCCGGCGGGTGATCTCGTCCTGCGCCTCTTTCGGGACCGCCTCGGGCTCGCCAGGAAGGGCCGAGCTCGGCGAAGACGTATAGCCGCTCTCCTCGGCTGCCTCGGCGACGGTGCCGGCGTCGAGCTGCTCGCGCGGCACCCCTTCCTCGTCGAAGGACTTGCGGATCGCCGGGTAGTCGGTGCCGTGCGGCGTGGCCTTGAGGAGGCGAGCCGGATCGTCAGAGGCCGGCGGCGTGTCGTCGATCACCACACGGCGCTTCCTCGAGAAGGGCTTGCCGCTCCCTGGGATCAGGGTGATCGGCGACCTCCGTTTGCGCTTCGGGGGGTTCTCCCTCGAGGCTTCCCGTTTGCGCTGGGCGTCGGACTTCTCGAGCATCAGTCGTCCCTCCGTTGGTCGTGACCTGGCGGTGGCTCTGCGGTCGGGCCGACGTCGAGCTCAGATTGCTCGTGGACCGGATCGGGCGGGAGCCAAAAGAAATCGAGGGTGCGGCTGTTCTGGGCAACGGGGATCGACTTCTTGAAGCCGTTGCGGACCTTCCCAAAGTAGATCTGCCCGGTCGGTAGAACGTTGGCATCCCCGTCCTGGTCGCGGTGCAGGAAGAGCACAGCGTTGGCCGCCTGGGCGAGGGTGCCGGAGCCCTTGAGGTCGACGTTGAGCGGCCGCGGCAGCACACCCTTCGGGTCTTTCACTCGCCCCCGGTTCAAGTGCGCGACGAGGATCACGTGACAGTTGGCGCGGGAAGCGATCTGCTTGAAGCGGCGCGTGATCGCCGCGGCGGTCTCGGCTTTCTCGAAGCCGGGGATTTCGGTAACGGGGTCGACGGCGACGACGTCGTAACCCCCGTAGATGATCCGCTCGCAGATCCGGTCGGCCGACCAGTCGTAGCACTCGAAATAGTCGAAGGGAAGACGTCCGAATGTGTTGGCGGCCTTGAGCAACTTGGCCATGTGTTTCGGCTCAAGTTGGTTGCGCAGAATACGTTCAAGTGGCACCGCCGTCTTCGCCGTCAACCACCTGGCCGCCCTCTCCTCGCGGGCCATCTCGGTAGCGAAGATCGCGCATTTGAAGCCCTGCTCGTCGAAGCCGCCGAGCATCTGATCGAGGCCGAAGCTCTTGCCCATGTTTTCCCAGCCAGCGAAGACCGACATCTGCTTACGCCGGTAGCCGCCCATCACACACTCGTTGAGCTCCACCCAGGGCAGCTCCATTACCTCGCCCTCGGTATCGCGGTCGAAGGTGTCGAAGATCTCCTCGAGAATTTCCTGCCCCGACGTCCGTTCGGAGTCGATGGTGAAATCAGCCGTGGCGAGCGCGATCCCCTCGCGAATCAACCGCGCCGACGTCTCCTCGTCGTGGCGCTCGCGGACCCCCTCGAGGATCGTCTGCGCGCCCGCCAGCTTCGCCCGGTAGTTGGCCGCGGTGAGGACGACCTCGGCGTAGTGAGGCGCGTTGCCTGCCGCCGGCACCTTCGCCGCCAACTCGGAGACGTAGTGCTTGAGGGTCGGAAGCTCATTGCCGACGAGGAGCTCGTCGGCGGTGCCCGTCCGTTCGGCCACCTTGACGATCGCGTCGAAGATTTCGCGGTGTTTGTCGAGGTAGAAGTGCTTGCCGGTCAGGCCCGACTCGGCGCGCACCTTCTTGAGCGCGGGATCGGAGACCATCATCGCCCCGAGCACCGACTCCTCGGCTTCGATGTTCTGCGGCGGGACGTCAGACGTCGCCGGCTCGAGGGTGACGTGCCCCACTAGTCGCTCTCCTGCTCTTCGCGGATTCGCTTCGCCTCGGCATTGACGTCGAAGGCCGGGGTCGAATCGCTCGAGCGTTCGTCGGCGCGATCGAGCCACCATTCGATCCGCGATCGCCACGTCTCACCTTTGGTCGGCCGCGGCTTGAAGATCTTGCCGAGCGAGTTGTACTTGCCGCCCGGTCGGTTTTTGTGCTTCTCCCGCTTCATGTGGAAGTCGCTGGCCTCGCACTCGACGATCGCCCGCTCGACCTCCTCGAGGTCGGCGACCTTGAGCACGGCGCGGAGGATCTTGCGATCGTCGGGTTGCAACTCGCGGCCGCGCCCGCGGGGATTCATTTTCACTACGTACGTTGCCCAAGCGTTCTCGATTTCTTGGGTCGTCTTCGATTTGACGGAAGGGCTGGTAGGGGGAAGGGGGTTTGTTGAGTCTTTTTCACCTGCGTCTTCTTCGTCGGAACTAGAGGCCCGGTCTGGACCGGAACTACAGGCCCGGTCAGGATCGGCACTAAAGAGGGTGTAGAGGTTCGGCTTGTGGAGGCCCTGCTGTGTGATCTCGAGCAGGCCCGCGCTCTCGAGTTCGGTGAGGTAGTTGCGGATCTGACGATCACCGACGCCGGCCAGCTCGCCAAGCTTCTTCTGCCCGACGAAACACTCGTCGCTCTGCCAAGCGAAGGAGCTGAGGAGCCCGTAGGTGAGGCGGGCGCCGGCCGAGAGGGCCGAGTCGCGGAGGATCGCGTTGGGGATCTGCGTGAAGCCCTGCTGGGTGACGTCGTCGGCGAAGCGGACGGCCTTCCTCGGCGCCGTATCGCTCACCGATCTCCTCGCAGTCTGTGACCCTGAATCACGGCGGGGAAGATGGTCGGCCGGTCGGACGGAACGACAAAGGGCCGCCCCGGAGGACGACCCTTTGCGACTAGCAGGGAGAGGCTGTGAGGCGAGGCCGACCCTACGCTGGCTGCCCCCGCGACGTCAATCCGCGACCTCGCATTTTGCGACGAGCTTCTTCAACCGCTTCGGTCGAGAGCTCCTTGCCCCGGCCCTTGCCGGCGACCGGCCGGAACGCTCGAGCAACGTCCTCGGGGCAGTCGCGTTTCCAGTCGAAGGGGCGCGGGCTCACAGCAAGCCTTCGACCACTTCGACGAGCCAGAGCACGCCGAGGATCGCGGCCGGGATCGCGGCAATCGGCCAGATCGGTTGCGAGACGTCGAGCTTCATGCCCCAAATTCCTTTCTCAATCTCGGCGTTTCCCCAGCCTCTTTGCTCGCCGCGTCTTCGACGACCAAACCAGTCACGATCCGGCGCATTTCCTTCAGCGGCTCGGGCGCCGCTTCCAAGTAGCGCCTGGCCGCTTCGAGGTAGGAAAGGCTGCTCACCGTGGCCGCCCCGGCGTGCCCTTGCCACCGGCTATGAGGCCGGGGTTTGCGTTGTTGGTCGGCATCCCCTCGGCGATGTAGCAGGGGTCGCAGAGCACCGTCTCGCCGTCCCAGGTGCCGTCTTCCTGCATCCCGTCGCCTTCGGGGTCCATTGACGTTTCCGCGGTGGGCTTGCCGTGGTGGCAGCCTGCCGACTTTCGGCTCCGGCAGTTGATCGTCTCGCCGTTTGGAATCGCCATACCTAACCCTCCACTCGAAGTAGAGAGTCAGCTAGGTTGAAGGTCGGGTTGTGCTCGAGGCCACCCGCGTCCTTCATGTAGATCATCGTCGTCGTCGGCGAGGCGTGGCCGACCGCGAGCTGCACCTGATGCAGCGGCGCCCCGTCCTGCAAGGCGAGAGTGACGAAGCTGCGCCGCAGGGAGTGGGGCGAGAGGTCGGGGTTGACGCCGATCCAGTCAGCTAGGGCCTTGACGCGATCCCAGGCCGTCTGACGGGAGATCCCGACCCAGGGCTCTAGCACCGCCCCGGAGGCGTGGAGACGCGGCAAGAGCGGCCCCTCCTCGCGTCCTGCGAGGAACTCGTCGATCGCGCCGCAGACGACCGGCGCCAGGGGCACGACACCGCGCTTGCTGCCCTTGCGCACGACGTGGAGGGTGCGGTGGCCACCGGAGCTGCCGAGGTCCCCAGCATCGGCCTTGACCGCCTCAGAGACACGCAGGCCGTTGAGGCCGAGGAGGGCGACGAGCAGAAAGTCGCGGGGGTGGTTGTCGCGGGCGGCGAGAAGCAGCTTGCGCAGTTCCTCTCGATTCGCCCAGGGGGTTACGAGGTCGGGTCGACTCAACATCTGGATCTCCTTCGGTAGCCCCGGTTCCTGACGCCGGGATCGGAGCAGCCTACCATGTGTACACGTATTTGCTAGGGTGCCCCGCTGTGGAGGTCCCAGGGATCAACTTCCGCATGACGCCGGAGCAGCGACGGTTCTGGGAGGGCGGCCCTCGAGTGATTGGCGGCCGCCAAACCGGCAAGCGTTACGCGACCGAAATGTTCATCGCCGCCACCGCGGCGAACGAGCACGAGGCCAGGCTCGCTATCGAAGATCTCCGCACCAAGGGCATCGCCCTCCTCACCGACGACGGGATGCGCGTCGAACCGAAGAGTGGCGGCGCCCGCTTCACCATCTGCCGATTCGACGAGGAGAAGAAACCGTGACCACTACCGAGCAACGGAAGACCTACCCGCCGACGATCGCGACGTTGACGATCGCGCCATCTGAGGAGTGGGAGGGCTTCGAGCGCCAGCTCGAGTTCCAGACCGCCTACGACGGCCGCGACGTCCCCCAGAACTACGGCATCCACGGCTGCGAGTTGAAGCTGATCCTGAAGGGCAAGGAGGGCGCGACGACACTGCTGATCTTCACCGGCTGGCATCTGCCGCACGTCGCCGCCGAGTGGGGCGACCGGCCGCCGTCGCCGTTCCTCACCACCCCCAACGGTGTCGACATCGGCTACCACTCGGCCACTCGACCGGCGTGGCTCGAAGGAGAGCCCGAGGAGGTCGACAACATGCACCACCGCGACGACTGCGCCTACACCCCGACCGGCGAGTGCTGGTATGACGGCAGCGCTCTTCGCGCCGAGGTCTTCGTCGACGTCCTGATCGCCGAAGGCATCGACGCCGTTTGGGAGATGGTCCGCGACGAGTACGTAGCGACGTTCCGAGCCTCACCATGAAAATCCACGTCAAGCCGATCTCTCCGGTGCAGAACCGCGACTTCGGCAAGAAGAAGGAACTGTCGCTGGGGGAGGCGAGGGTCAACTCGCTCCGGGTGGGCGTCTTCTCGAAAGAGGTTGCCGACGAGCTCTCCCTGACCGACCTCACCGCGCCGCCGGAGCAGGTCACGATCGAAGTGCTCTGGCACGACCACGCGACCATCGACAAGTACAAGCGGTGGGTGCGAGAGCACCCCGAGCACGAGCTCGTTGAGTGAACGGCCTGGCGATCATCATCATCTGCTCGATCGCCTTCACCGCGGTCGAGTGGGGCAGCGTCGACGTCCGCTTCGGGGTGACGATCCTCGGAGTCGCCTTCATCGCCTTCCTGGCCGGTCGACGCTGGGAGTCCTGGGGGTGAACCGGACCACCTACGAGACGATCAAGCGTTTCGCTCGACGAGAGACGCTCGAGGGGGCGCTGCCCGACATCCCCATTGTGGTCGACAACGACCGGCTCACTGATTCACCCCTCCTCTCCAAACGCAAACGGGAAGTGCGAATCTGCATGGCCGACTTTGTCGACCTTCGCCGCTTCGCCGCTGAAGAGGACGAGTTCGGCCTCGAACTGTGACGACGCTTGCAGAGACACGCCTGCTGCTGCTGGCAGTCCTCGCCGCCGGCCCCGGAGATCTCCTCGACTGCTACTCGGAGCCGATCCGGGGCGGCGGGGGCGACCGGATCTACACCATCGAACTTCTCGACGAGAAAGGCACTCGCTGGTTCGGCATCCACAGCAAGAGCCTCAGCGCCGAGCCGCTCCTACTCGTGACCGAACTCAGGCGGCAGTTTGCGCCGCCTCTAGCTTTGCCCGCCCCGGCGGGGTGAGGCGCAGTCGACCGTCCACGTGGGGGTCGTAGGCGAGGCCGTGAGCGATCGCGATAGACGTCTCTCTCTTCGACGTCTTCCCGGTGGCGCGGATCTCCTCGAGAAAACCGAGAGCGTTGACGAGGCGGTCTGCATCGGTCAGCTCAGCCATGCCGGAGAGGGGACCAAAGCCAGCGGACGGAAACCGAGGAAGTCCGGCCCGCCGGACAGGCCCAGAACGGGAGCGACCCGGTCCCCCTGTCGTCGAAGCCTCCAAGGGGACCGGGTTCGCTCTCGAGCGGCACCCTACAAGAGGAGGGGCCTGATCCGTGAGGCGTACCTCACGCCCCTCCAAGGCCGGGGCAGGGAGTCGAACCCCGCCCCGGCCAGCGCTACGTCCGCGCGGCGCGCACGAGGCAGTCCTTAGCCTCGAGCAGCTTGCGGAGCCCGGTGGTCAACTCGGGACCCTCGGGCAGATCCTTCGCCATTTGGTGAGCGAGCTCGCAAATCGGCTGGCTCACCGCCTGCAACTCCTCGGGGAGGTGGTCGTAGGAGAAATGGCTCAGGATCTGTTCGGTGCCCGGATGCACTAGGCCGAGGGGGTGTCGGCCGGAGCCGCCGCCTGCACCGGCTTCTCGTTGTCGTCGGCGTCGGCGTAGACGCTCACCCCGTCGACGTTGCCGGTGGCCGCCTGGCCCTCGGTGTCGCCGTTGAAGTGGTAGAGCGTCTCGTCACCGGGCGTCTCGAGGCCCGAGGCAACGAAGCCCTCGGGGATCGTGTCGCCCTCGACCTTGTAGAGCGGCTTCTCGCTCGCCGCCGAGGTCGTCGGGGGCTCGGTCGTGCCGCCGCCAGCGTCACCGCCGTCAGCGGGAGTTCCGCCGTCGCCCGCGGTGCTGCCTTCGTCGCCACCGCCGGGCTGATCGACGCCGCCGCCGGGCGCAACGGGGGTGTCGACAACGTCGGCGTATTCGATCTGCTCAACCACCGTGGCGGTCGGCAGGTTGACGTTGAGCTCCTTGCCGGTGGCTATGGGGATCGACGTGACGAGCGTGTCCTCCACGCCGCTGCCCTGGCCGGGCTCGATGATGTCGAGGACGGCGCCCTCGCCGGTTCCCCTGATCTTGAGTTTCATACGTCTCCCTTCGGAGGGTTGTTGGTCAGTCGGCCGCACCCTACCCGAGTAGGTGTACACGCACACCCGTCATTCCCGCAACTTGCGCAGAACGACGAAGGGCCGCCGAAAGCCAGGGCGACCCTTCACGGCTCCGTCCGTTGGAAGGCAGGCACGGAGCGGCGTAGACGAGAAAGAGCATAACCCCCAGGAACGACAAAGGCCCCCCGCCAGTGAAGGCGAGGGGCCAGTTGCCGCATGAACGAGATCCGAAGGGATCGCGAGGAAGTGAAGTCTAGAGGATCACGATCGAGACGCCGGTTTGTCTGCCCGCTTCGACGAACTCCTTAGAGCAGTCGAGTTGCACCACGTGGCGATCGTCGAGGATCAACCCTCCCTGCGTCAGCCCGTCGAGGACCGCTCGAGCGAGCTTGTCGAGATCCCCGTCTGCCGAGGGCCAGTCGTATTTCGGCCCCGCAGGGCGCGGCATAACGAAGCGCAGGCCGACCTTGTACGGCGGCTTGAGGAGGCCGACGCCTTTGGGCCGCTGGCCGAGGCACGACATCGCGATCGCTTCGACCCAGGGCTTGCAGCCGTCGCTTGACTCCTTGCTCGCAGAGCCGCCAAGGAACACCCTCGAGCCCTTCGGCGCAGGGTGTCCCTTGACGACGAACTGCGCGCGATTCACGCAGCCGGTGCGGGTGCTGCGGGAGGCTCGACATTGGCGGGTGGTGCCGCCGGGACCTCGAGGGGACTGATCGAGTCGAGGATCTCGGAGACGCCGGCCGCGATTTCGGCCTCGTTGACCGAGCCTTTGGCGATCCCGTCGTGAAGCCCTTGGAGCGCGGTCCCGACCTGTTGCATGGCGCCGTGTTCGGCGAGGAATGCGGTGGTCGTCTCCTCGAGTTCTGCAAGCGCCTGTTCGAGATCCTTGTCGAAGGTGAGCGGTTCACCGGCCTGCCACTGATCGAACCACTTGTAGATCAGGGTGACGACGATTAGGCCGACGACCCCCATCGCCCCCGCGATCACCCCGACCGGCAAGGTGACGCCGGGGACGTTGGCGGTGATCCACGCCGAGAGCCAGATCGACCCTGCGGTGATCGGGCCTGCGAGGACGAGCATGAGGCGGTTGGGAGGGAAGATCGCTTGCAGGCGATCGCCGATGGTGCTGACGAAATTCTTCATGCTGGTTCTCCTAGCTGTAGAGGGGGCGCACAACCATTGAGAGCTGCGCGAGGGAGCGGGCGGGGCCGGGGACGTCCTTCGGGAAGACGCCGCCGCCGTTGCTCTGGCTGCCACCCGAGTCCGAGCTCGTGTTGCCGCCGATGTCTTCGTGCAGGGTGGCGACGAGCTCGCCGTGATCGCTCAGCGCCGAGGGACCGGCGAACTTCCAGATGGTGAGATCGCCTTCACGACGCTCGGCGAGCGGCACCTGAATGAAGCCGTTTTCGTGGTTGCGGGCGTAGCCTTCGATCGCCACTGAGTAGGCGCAGTTGCCGGAGATCCGGCCCCCGGCCTCTTTCACCCAGAAACAGGCGAAGCAGAGGCACCAATAGCAAGCGCCCAGCCCCCAGTACCGCTCGAAGGCCGAGACGCCGACCGTGTACTTCTTGCCGCGCACGGTGATCGTGCGATCGGGGCCGGTGTTGGAGCCGGCCGGGCTCTCGGTGATCCCGACGCAGGCCCGCGCGCCCTCGACGGCGAGGGACGGACCCGCGGCCTGCGCAGCGCGGATCTTGCGGAGCCGCGGCTGACGGCGCTTGGCCCTGGCCCGCTCGATCTTCGACCGCTTCTTCGGGTTGCGGAGAAGCGTCTGCGTCGCCTCGGCCAAGTTGCCCTTCTTGATCGCCTTGCGGTGGCCGCCGCCGAGCCCGATCACCCAAGAGAAGAAGCGAGCGGCGTGGAGCGTCTGTGGGCCGAAGTCGCCGTCGACGGTGATCGGCAGCCAGTCGATCTTTTGGTCGGCGAGCTCGGCCTTGAGGACTTCCTGAAGGGCGTGGACGTCGGGCCCTTTCATCAGGGGCGTCGCCAGGTGCAGCGATCGGTGGACGAAGCGGGGGGAGTCGGGGGTCACGGTTGGAGTCCTTTCGGGTTGAGGCCGACTTCTATGCCGACGCAAGTTCGTTCAAGGGCGCAGACTTCAACATCAGCGCCGGACGAGGAGCCGCCCTCTGCGCTGTTTCCGGGGCTTTCCTGGCCCTGACCGCCTTCAGGGGCGGCTTCGCCCCCTGACGCGCCCGGAGAGGGCGTAGGAGCCGGTTCCTGGGCTTCTTCTTCGTCACCGCCACCGTGAGGCCCCTTAACGGGGCCGGGTGGTTGGTGGCCGTGGTTAGACGGCTGTTGAGTGGCACCCCCTTTCGAGTCGGGCGCCGTGGTGGGCGCCGTGGTGCTCGAGGGAGTCGTCGACGTCGGCCTGGCCGGCGGCGGGTAGGTGAGGATCGCCAGGAAGGCAGCCCGGCAGTTCGGCGCCTGACGGCAGTTGCGCAGCGCCACGGTGAGGAGGCGAGAGCAGCGTTCCTCGCCGCCCTCCTTGGCGATCGTCTTCGGGGCACAGGCCGCGGCCGCCGCGTAGATCTTCGTCACCTGTGGCTTGAGGACATCGACTTCACGCGCCGCCTCCCCCGACTTGAGGAAGGCGCTGACGACAAAGTAGGCGCCGGCCAAGATCAACACGGCGATCACGAGGAAGATGCGGATCGAGTGCTCGGCGATCCAAGCCTCGGCCTTGCTGGTTTCGGAGCTCAATTCACCACCACCATTCCGATCAGGGTCACAACCACGGCGAGCAGGCCGATCACGGCCGAACCGAGGGAAATGACCATTGCCCGCGTGGCGAGTTCTCGCCGGTCGCGGTCTTCCTTTCGCCAGTCCTTGAAGTCATTGCGCAGGCCCGAGAGCTGGTCGGACAGACCGCCCTCCCCGCGGATGCCGAAGACCATCGCCTCGAGGTCGGCCAAGCGCTGTTCGACCCGCTCGGCCGGGCTCATTGGCCGAAGCTGCCCGCGTACTTGCCCGACGTCGTCGACGCTCCCTTGAAGGCGCCGCCGTACTTGCCCTGGCCCGGCAGCGGCTTCTTCGCAAGGGCGCCCGCATACTTGCCGCCCGACGTCGACTCGGGGCCGGTTTGCCAGGCGTCTTCGACCGCTTGGAGCAGTTCGGTTTGAAGCTGCGAGAAATCCTTGCTCTTCGGCAGGTAGGGAGCCTCGGCCCGTTTGACCCGATTGCCTGCCCTTTCGGCTTCGTGGATGCGACGGATCACATGCGGGAGCAGCTCCGGTTGCGGGTTGCCGCCCTTGCCGCCGTAGAGGAGGTCGATCACCATCTGCGAGTCGAAGGGGCCGGGGATCGCGCCTTCCCCGTACTTCGTCTTGAAGTCCTTTTCGAGCCGCTTTTCTTTGGCGAACTGTTTGACCGACTGGCCGATCAACGGGTCAAAGAGCGAGCGCTGCTGCTTGAGCGGGTCCTGCTCGGCGAAGGCTTGACTGCCCGGCGAGGGAGCGCCCTTGCCGACGTCGGGGAGGCCGAGGAAGCGGGAGAAGGGCGAGAGGTTGGCGGCCTGGCGGGCGAGGTACTCGAAGCCGTTTTCCCCGATCGGCTGATCGGTGTAGGCGTTCTTGCCGGAGAGGGCTTCGATCGGCAGCCCGAGCGCCGGGTTGAGGCCCTGTAGCGCCTGCATTGGCTTGTGCTCGAGGATCGCCGATTGGATCGAGCCGAGCCCGGCCGAGAAGCGCTGGCCGGCGGGGAGGATCGCCCGTCCGTTGATTACCGGCTTGGTGTAGTCGACGACGGAGGGGGTGCCGCCTTCGAGTTCCGCCGCCCGTTTCACTTCGGCCGCGTTGACCGCCCCGAGCATCGCCAGCGACGTCGCCGCGGCCGGGTGGTCGAGGGGGAAGTGGTAGAGCGTCCACAGCGCCGAGAAGCGCTGGAACGGGTAGAAGATCGCGAAGGGCGCGATGTGCTTCTCGAAGACGGTGAAGGCGTCCCAGTTGCCCAGGATGCCGCGCATATCCTTGACGATGTTGTCGCCCAAGCGCGGGTGTTCGGCGATGTAGAGGGCGCGCTCCCCACCGTCCATGCCCTTCATATCTTTGATCGCCTGGCTCTCATTCTTGAAGAGGTTGCGGCTCGAGTGGCGCCACCCCTGAAAACCTTTCTCTGAGCGCCGGAAGTCGCCCTCGATCCTCGCCAGGGCGGCGACTTCGCGGAACTTCCCTGAGCGGGCGATGTCGAAGCGCGAGATCTTCGAGCCGTTGACGAGCTCCCAGGCGTGGCGCCATACCTGCTTCGGCGCGGCCGAGCGGACGGGGTCGAGGAAGCCCTCCGTCTCCTTGATGTTGGGAGCGCCGCGCAGGCCGACCGAAGCGCCCATCACCGCGCGCACCCGGTTCTGCTCGGCGACCGGGAGCTCGTTGATCTTCTCGATCTGCTTGACGGCCTTGGGGATGTGGACGATGTCTCGGCCGAGGGCGATCGCGCCGGGGATGCCTTCCTGGAAGAACTGGCTTACCTCGAAGGCGGGCGAGTTGAGGATCGTCCGGGTGGCGAAGTTGGAGCCGTGGCCCGCCCATTTGGTGACGGCGCCCGGTCCCTCAAGGTGGCCCATGAGCTCGTTGATCGCAACGGCGTCCATCGGCGCGAACTTGTCGCCTTTGACACCGTGCTCTTTGGCGGCTTCCATCGCCGCGCGCAGCTCCTCTTTGCCGCCGCCGACGAGCGCCTGGCCGTGCTCGAGCTCGGCTTCGAGGGCCTGCTTAAACTCGCTCTCGGCCGCGGGCGTGTCGCCCTCGAGCAACGAGCGAAGCATCTGCGTCCGCACCGGCACGGTCCCCGGCGGCCACTCGTGATTGTTGATCGCCTTCTCGACCTGGCTGCGGGTCAGGTAGCGGTGGCCGGCGACTTTGCGGGAGAAGTGGTCGAAGACGCGATTGAGGCCCGTCACCATCGCCCTGCGACGCCGCGGCAGCACCGCCGAGTGGTGAAGCGCCTGATCGAAGTCGGCGATCGCGTTGCCCGATTTGGCCGCGAGGCCCTGCGAGGCATGGACCGCTCGAGGCAGCCCGGTCCCGTAGCTGGGCTCGCCCCCCGGCATCTTCGAGGGCAGGACGTCGGCGAGGTAGGGCGTCGGCTCGCGCAGGCCCAGCCGTTTGAGCTCGGGCCGGATCTGCTTCAAGTGGCGCTGCAACATCTCCGACGTCCACGGCACCGCCCTGGTCGTCGAGACGCCGCCCTCGGCGCCGCCATGCTCGGGCGGGGCCATCAGCCTGCGACCGCCGCCAGCGTCTTCGAGAGCGTTCTGCAACGCCGCGGCGCGGGCCTGGTCGCGGCCGCTGCCCTGCCTGAGCTCCTTGAGGTAGTCGAACGCCTCCGAGCGCGACCATTCGCCGACCGGCTTGGGGCGCGCGGCGACGGCCAGGTGGCCGCCCTTCGGCGCCGCGCCCTTCGGGACCTGGCCGCGGCGTTCGAGCTCCTTGAGCGCCTGCAACTCTTTGACCTGCGAGGGGAGCAGGCCGCCGGCATCGCGTTTCGGGAGCAGCTTCAACGCCTCGGGCGTCACCATCTCCTCGGGTTTGAGCAGCCGGTGTTTGCCCGCCTCCTCGCGGATCGGGTTGACGAGCTGATCGAGCTGCGCCATGAACTGATGCCGCGGCGACGTCGCGACCTCCTTTTGCAGCTTGTCGAGCCGGGCGACCCCCTCCCAGAACTTCGGGTTACGGAAGATCTCCGGGTGGCTGATGATGTAGGCGGTCGCGTGGCGATCGAGGGCGACACCGCCGGGCGACTTCCCCGGCTCGCCCTTCTCCCAGCCGCCGTGCAGGCGCTCGACGAAGGCCATCCCCTTTGCCTCGTCGTGGGGCAGCCCGTAGCGACCGACGATGCGGAGCGCGGTGCCGACGTCGGCGACGTCCTTCTGCGTCGCGCCCTTCGACTTGCGCAGCGGCTTGGCGATCTCTTCGACGGCCTTGCGCGCCTGGCTTTCCTCGTGAGTGATCCGGGCGAACTCGCGGGCGATGCGGTGCCTCGAGCGCTGTTTCTCGATCCCTCGGCCGAGACGCCGGTTGACGTAGTGCTCGCCGGGCCGCGCCGTGTCGGGCACCGCGGCGGTGCGCTTGATCTTGCGCTGCGATTTGCGGGAGCGGTAGTCGCCCGTCTCCTGGGCCTTCCTGTCGGCCGCGATCGCCGCCTCGCGCTTCGGTGCCCGCTTGCCCTCGACAGCCGCTCTCGCGGCCGCACGTGCGTCCTCGTAAGCCTTGGTGCCTTTCAACCGCCGCAGGGCCGCGGGGACAGGGATGAAGGGCACCGCGCCGGTCTCTTGCAAGGCCGAGCGCTCGACTCGCTTGGCATCGCCGGAGGCCAGGTCACCGATCATTTTCTTCGTCCCCTCGACGGCCCTCTCGCCCTGCTCAATCAACGGCTTGGGAGAGCCGCTCTTCACCGACTCGACCCCGGCGCCGCCGAGGACGAGCGGGTAGGCCAGCGCACCGAGCCCGGCGTGAGCGGTCGTCTCCGCGTACTTGCCGGGGTGGCCGACCGCGGCCGCGAGCTCGCCCTTGCCGAAAGCCGAGAGGCGATTGAGCGGATCTCCGGGCAGCACCCCGCCGCCTTCAGGTTTAACCGGCAGCACCGCCAAGCCGGCGGCACCGGAGCGGATCGGGTGACGGACGCTCGAGCGCGCAGCCCGTTTCGCGGCCGCGCGACGTCCTGCCTTGGTGGTGGCCGCCCGACGAGCTCGAGCCGGAGCCTCGCGGACTCGCCGCGGTGTCTCCTTGGCTCGACGCACCGCCCGCTTCGGCGAGCTCTTCACCCGCTCGCCTCGAGCCCGGACGTGACTGCCCGCCTTGACCTTGATCCGTTTGGCCGCGCTCTTGCCCGCGACCTGCGCCGCCGACTGCTCGGTCTCGGAGGCGACCTTCTCGGCCGCCCTCTTGCCGAGCGCCGCGGCGACCCTCTCACCGCCAGCCTCGAGGCCCTTGGCAACGGCCCTGCCGGCGAGACCCCCGCCAGGTGCGGCGAGGGTGATCGCCGTGGTCAGGTCTTCGGGTTCGCCGAGCCCTCGAGAGGAGCCGTGGCCGCCCGGCTCAGCCGATTTGAGAGCTTTGCGGTAGGCCCGCGGCGCCACGCTGCGGAGCGCCTTCTCGGGCTCATTGGCTTTCCTCGGGGCGCCTTCGGGCGTCTTCCGCTCGGCTTTGAAGGCGGCCTCGGAGGCGAGGGCATGGCGAAGCCTCCGCGTCGCCTCGCGGAGTTTCGGGTCCTCGCGCCGCTCGAGCTTGGCTTCGGCCTTGCGCAACGTTTCGATTGGGCGTGACGCCTTCGCCTTGGTGACGGCGGTGGTCGCCTTCGCGGCATCGCGTTTCGCCTGTGCCGCGTCGCGGCGGTCCTTCCGCTCGAGCTTGCGAGCTCGGGTGGCGGTGGGGGTCGATCCGCGAGAGAAGCGGCGGCGTTCGGCCGAGCTCGCTTTCGAGCGGATCTTCTTGTTCCCCGACTCAGCCCGGTAAGGGCCGGTCGGGGAGACGCGGCCGCGGCCACGCTTCTTCTTCTTGCGTTTCCCCGGATCGGTCAGATCGGGGAGGTCGCCCCAGCCCATTGACTACCAACCCAAGGAGGGCAGGCCCCGGCGGCGGCTGTAGCCCTTGCGGCTCTTCGCCTTGCCCCGGTTGAGGAGGGTCTGCACGGCACGGTGGACCTCTCGAGGGGCGCCACCGGCTTCGACGGCGAGCCTTTCGAGTTCGGCAGCCTCGGACTTCGACTTCGGAGGCCCGGCCTGCGAGATGGCCGAGTGGACGAGCGCCGCGGCGTTCTGCCGTTCCTTTTTGTTGGTGTTCTTCGTGCTAGGCGAGAGGCCCCCGTCTTTGCCGCTCTGCTTGTAGTGCTGGGCGGTGGCGCGCTGAGAGCGGGCCGACGTCCGCGCGTTCTTCGCGGAGATCCCGATGCGCTGCTGCGCCTGGCGGTTGCCGATCGCGTCCTGGCGCGCCTGCTGGGCGGCTTGGATCTGAGCGAGGGCAGCGTCGGCCGCGGCAGAGCGTTCCGCCGACGCTGCTTCACGTTTTTGGAGCCTGAGCTGCTGCCCTTCGCGGACATAGCCCCGGTCGGATTCGCGGAGCTTCTCCTTGTTGGAGACGCGGGCCTGGCCCTTTTCCTTGCGCTGCGCGGCGAGGTCGGTCTTGAGCTTGTCGCGGCGGCGCTGCTCAGAGCGGCGTTCCTCGATCCCCTGCATCCGGGCCGCCGTCTTGTCGGAGCCGGTGCGGGCGACGAAGTTGGCCTGCTCGGAAACCGGGAGCTTGGCTTGATCGACTCGAGCGGCCGCGGCGGCCTGGCCGGCCTGGGCGATCTTGGCGAGCCCCGCGGTGTCCTTGGGGCCGCCGACGAGGTTGGCGAAGGCTTCGTCTGAGGCACCGAGCGCAGCCTGATCGGCCGAGCTCCGGGCGCCAGCTTCGGCAAGCTGTTTGCTCGTGGTGTCCTCGACCGACTGCAACGCCGCGGCGCCCTGGTTCTGGGCGCCCTGGTAGTCGGAGGCGAGCTGCGCGTACCACGAGCCGAGATCCTGCCCGCGCTTGCGGCTGCCCTTGATCTGCTCCCGTGTTTCACGGAGGCCGGGGTTGTATTCGACCCCCGCCTCGGCGTTGGCAACGTGACCCGCCTGGCGACCAGTGTGGGGGCCGAGGAACTGCCCGACGCTGTCACCGCCCCCACCACGGCCACGGCCCCTACCGCGGCCGCCACCGCCCGCAGGACGAACGCTGCGAGGCCCCCCGCTGCTGATCCGACCTCGACCTCGACCTCGAGCCATCTAGACCCTCCCCCTTCCGCGACTGCGCGAGTTGATGCGAGCATTGATCGCTCGAGCCTGGGCGTTCATGGAGCGAGCCTGACCGGGGCGACGGACGTTCCTGCCATCTCGACCGGGGCCAGTGACCCGCCCGCGGCCGCGTGAGACGCCTTTTCCTCGGCCACCCCCGCTGCCGACGCCGAGCGGTTCTGGATCGCTCGCCGCGGCACGGCCGATCGCCCCTTCGCGGATCGCGTTCTGGCCGAGAGATTCGTCGCGGCCCGTCTTCGCCACCCCGCCCATGTAGGCGTTCTGCGCTTCGGCGTAGGCGTCTTCAAGCGCTTTTTGATTTTTGTCGTAGCCCGATCGAGCCTCGGACTGCGCATTCAGCGTGGAGCCCGCGTAGAGCTGATTGCCGGCGATGTTGGTGATCCCCCGCTGACTGCTCTCGAGGTTGGTTTTGTTTTCGGCCGACTTCGAGTAGGGATTGCCTGACCCCGAGCCAAAGCCGAGCTCGCTCTGCGCCTTGGCATAGCCGGCAGCCAGCGAGGCGCGAGTGTCAGCGGCTTCGTTGCCGAGTTCACCCGATTCCCGCTGCGCCGTCGAGTCCCAGGGCATCGGAGCCGGAGCGCCGAGGCCCGATTTACCCCGACCGGCGCCACCGCGGCCACCGACAGCACCACGGCCGCGACCGCGCTGCCGAGCTCGCGCCGCGGCGACACGGCGGCTTGCGTTGGCGACGTAGCTGCGACCGCGGGCCATCTATTCGACCCCCGCCCCGGCCTGCTTTTTCTTCTTGCCGGGCACGGCGCCTTCGTCTTCGCCTTCGCCGCCACCCTTGTTCTTGGCGCGAGCAGCGGTGAGCAGCGTCGAGCGATTGGCGACGAGCTTCTTGCGGATCGCCGCCAGCTTCGGATTGCCGGGATTGGCCTTGAGTTGTTTGTTGACCTGAGCGAAGGACGAGCCGCCGACGCTCAGCTTGTCCTGCCAGTCCGACCCGAGGGCCTTGGCGAGCGTCTGTCGCTGCTGCATCGTGCGCTGAGCCTGCTCTTGAGTAATCGCCCCAGACTCGACGCGAGCGGCAAGCTGACGGCCGCCGGGGCCGGGCAGGGCAGCACCGCCAACGCCGATGCCCTTACCGTTGGCCGCGCCCTGGCCCTTGCCGTTGGCGCCCACCCCGCGCTGGGGCCGACCGCCGGCCGGACCCTGGCCGGGGGGATTCATCATCCCGCGGCCCGGAGGGTTGACACGACCACCGCGGCCAGGGCCGGGTGCCCCGGTGCCACCGTTACCCGGCGTCTGCGGTGAGCGACCGCCGGGACCAAGGGGCATCGGTTTGATCCCGCGCGGCAAGTTGCCCCCAGGCAGGCGCCCAATGCCGCCACGGCCGCGACCGCGGGACCTAGCGTTTCCAAGTGCTGCTGCCATCGTGTTCCTCCGATTCTTATGCGTATTGATGATTAAGCCACTGTGCATTGCTTTCTTTTACTGCCGCCGCGAAAGTCCAGGTGAATTTTCGTTTCACCGCCGCGGGAAAGAAAACGTACTGCACGTAAACAGATGCGAAGCCGCCGGTTTCAGCCCCCGATTCGGCAAAAAGTTTGTGTTTGGTGACGCTCACCAATGCGGTGTCGCTTATGGCCGTAGGGGCCGCGCTCGAGTTGCCGATCAGCACCCCCATCAGGATGAAGCACCGAGCAGTTGGCGTCACTTCCGCCGTCCCCGGTTCTTTCCCTTCCGCCGGAGTATTCACTTCTTCCGTCCTGCTGACAGTGCCCGGAGGCTGAAGGCAAAACACGAACACCGAGTAGGGGATTTTTTGGTGCTGGGCATCCATCGTGATCGCCAGGTTGTAGTCGCCCTTGATGAAGCCACCGGCGCTTTGAAAGAAGTGAGTAGAAATCTGGGCGCCAGCGTTAGTGCCGATCACCTGATTTTTTGAGGAAGCATTGCCGCCAAGCGTCACAGATTCAAAAGGAGTCAGGTCTACCGTCTTGCCCCAAGTGACGATGAAGACCTGCACCATGTGACAGAACGCGGGCAACGTAATCAAAGTGTTGGTGTTGCCTTTGGTTTCAAATTCGGGAACCGCGGATACGGTGCTGCCCCCCCCGACCGTGCCTTCTTTACCTTCTTTGCCTTCTTTACCTTCTTTGCCTTCTTTGCCTTCAGGACCTTCGGGGCCTTCGGGGCCTTCCGTACCTGCTTCAACCGCTTCGGCAACGTTGTGAGGTTGGATCGGAAATTGCTGGGCGAGCTCGTCGAAGTTTTCTTGGTTCCCCCGAGCCGCAAGGAACATCTCGCCAAGCGTCTTGCGCATCGCCGGATCGTCAATCTCGGCAAGCGCCTGTTCCTCCTTGGGGGTGAGTCGAGGCGGCCCCTGGCGCCCAGGATTGATCTGGACGTTCGGCCTGGGCAGAGGAAGGGTCATGGCTTCTGCGTCTCCGGCACCCGCGTCTCGCGCAAGTAGCGATCGAGGCGCTGCACCGACCAGGGCGCGGCACCCGAGAACTGGTGGGAGAAGAGAGTCGCCGACTGCCCCCTCTGCTTCTGCCGTTGGGCGATCGCCGGAGCAACACCGAGTTTGTATTTGACGCCGTTGCCGAGCGCCTTGTAATCCTCGGCAACCTTCACCGTGACTTCCCCGGTGCCCCACAGCTTCGTCGCCACAAAGGTCTTTTCGTCAGCCTCTTCGAGTTCATAGAAACCCGACTGCCAACGCGGTTCCATTGCCACGGTCGGATCGGCGTTTTCGGCAGGGGTGTAGAAGTAGAGCTTCTTGTTGCCGGCGCCCGAGCCCGAGAAGAACAGACGCATCCGGTGAGTAGCCGTCTCTTCGTTCCAGGCCGCCATGCTGAAAAGCGAAGCGCTCCAAACGGTCCAGCGCTGCTCGCGTAGATCGAACTTGAGCAAGCGATCGACTTCCGCTGCGCCGAGCCCGACGTAGAGCACTTCGCCGACCACGGCGATCCCCTTCGCGTCGGTCCAGCGCCGAGTCCCGAACGTAGTGGCCGCCGGCCCAATCAACGCTTGGCTGTGAGCCAACGGATCGAGATCGGCAGAGAGCAGGGCCGGTTCTGAGCCGGTGGTCGCCCACACGCCGTCGTTGGAGACGAAGTAGACGCTGTCGGTGCCCGCAACGATCTGCTCCCCCGTGTTGACACCGGGCGGCAAGATCCGCGTACCGAGATCCACGGAGCGGAAGTTGAAGACGGGTTTGCCTGCGTCGTCAGCCGACACCCCGTAGAAGACGAAGAGGCGAGTTTCCTTGAAGACAAACAGCATCCCGCTCCACACGCAGCAACCAACGATGTTCTCTCCGTCGCCGGGATCAAGCTGGACAAAGGCAGTCGATTCATAGCCCTCCGGTTCACCCGGTTTGGCGAACCACACATGAGAGCCGGAAGAGATCGCGCCGTTAGGACCGCCGTTGGGTGCCGTGCCGGCGATCACAAGCCGATTGCCCTCGTCGGTCCAAGTCGCCAGGGACTTGCCCTTCGGCATCGCTTTTTCGGCAACCCCGTCCACCGTCGCTTTGGGTTCGGTGAAGCTCGTGCCGTCATAGCGCTTGAGCGTGTTTTCCTGATCGGCGATGTAGGAATAGGAAGCCGTGGGAGTCCCAACGCGGGCGAAGGCCAGGTGTCTTTCCGCGGTGGTGGCTTCTTTACCGGCGATCTCAACACCCGCGTTTTCAACGACGACCAACGTTTTGACTCCCCTGCGGGTGAGTAGACGAGTATCGGAATGGGCAAAGAGGGAGTTGTAGTTGAAAGCCGCCGCTGCCGTCAGCGCTTTGGCCCCCTCGCGTGAGTGCAAGACGCTTGCGGAGCTCGGCCAATCGACGTCGAGCAGGTCGATCGCGTTGTCGGCGCCGACGTCGTCAAGCGACTTGTTGAGAATCAACCCCCCGAAGTTGGTGAAGGGGATCGGTTTGGGAGGAGTTGGCACTAGAGATAGTCCCCAGCGCCGCCCTGCCGCGTTAGACGGCGCTCTTTGTCGTAGTTGGGCTTCATCAGAGCGTGAACCATCCCCCCGCGCTCCTTTTCGTAGTCCTTCCACGCTTCCGAAGCGGCCTCCCAATTGTCGGTCGCCTTGTAGACCTTCACCCTGACGCGAGTGACGATCAGATCGTGGTAGTCGCCGGGGATGATCGGTTCTTCTTCGTCGGTCAGCGCCACCGGCACCTTGCGGTAGCGCACCTTGAAGCTGCCGCCGCCGCCGGGGACCGGGTAGACCTTAATCGTCGTCCCGTTCTCGGTGTACCAGTAAGCCGCCTGCCCAGCGCCGGAGAGAGTCGGGTCGCCAAGGACGAGCTGGTTGATCGTCGCCGGTTCGAGCGGGTTGCGGTTGGTGAGATCGGAGACGGCGACGACGTGCCCCAGGTCGGCGATCGCCAACGGGGCCGCCCCTTCTTTCTCGGCGAAGAGAAAGGGCCACGGTTTGTAGTCGCAGATCTCGCGGATCACCTGCTGAATCCAGCGGTTGATCCGAGCTTCGCCCCCGGTGTCATTGAGGATGTTCTCAGCGCCCAGGGCGACGATCTCTTCGCGTATTTCTTTCCGAGTCACTCAGGCCCCCGCCGGAAGTAGAAGGCCCGAGTCGGACGACTTCGGGAAGCTGACCCCGCCCGCGTAGGGGGTGCCGCGCTGGCCTTTGCGATCGTGGCGCCGATCGAGACCGCCATCGCCGGCCACCCGCTTGAGCGCCCGCCAGTCAGCCGCGATGTTGTCCGCGCGCCCCTCGCGCTCGGTCAAGAGGGCGCGAGCTTGGGCGCGCTCCTCCTTGTCTTCGGCCTTGCGGATGTCCTCGAGCGCACCATCGCGCCAGAGATCAGCCGCCTTGAACTTCTCGACCCAGTAGAGGCCGGGCTCCGCGTAGGCCCAGTCAGGGCCGCAGAGAGCGAAGTAGGCGTTCCTGGGGCGGGTGAGCAGCTTGACGTGCCAACGGCCGGGGATCACGCCGGGAGCGCGACTCCGCGGATGAAGCTCACCGGCCCGCTCGGCGATCTTGACCACCCGAATACGATCGTCGACCTGACGCATCTCGCGCTCGAGGGCCTCCCCTCCGGGCTCGCCAGTCTCCATCTTCTCGGTGAGGGCGTCGATCGCCCGCAGACGCTCCTCGCGGCTGACGGGGACCTGGAGCCCGGAGGGGGTGACAGGCATCGGTCAGTAGCCCCAGGCGTAGACCGTGCAGGTCGGTTTTTTGACTTCGGCTTCGTTGGCGACCTCGGCCGGCGTCTCGTCGAAGAGCTTGAGCGTTTCGGCGACCGGGTCATAGACCACGTTGGCGATGTTGACCGTGCCGGTGCCGATCCCGGTCAGGACCGCAAAGCCGTAATACACCTTCTTGAGGCCCAGGTCGGCCGCTTTCAGTTTGTCGGCCTGAAGGTATTTCGTCGGGAAGGTGATCGGCTTGACCACCAATTTCGCGTCGCCGGGGACAGACTTCTTCCTCGGAGCTTTGCCGACCGCCAGCGCCCCGAGAGAGGCGAGCGCGGCGAAGATCGCAAATGCAAATCGCTTGAACACTGTGTGCTCCTTTTGGTCGTTGAAGGACTGCCGAAGTCTTGGAACGCAGAAGAGGGGCGGCCCGGTCAAGGCCGCCCCTCGAGCTGCTAGTTGAGTTTGTTCGCCGCCGCGTGGGTGTTGCGCCGCGTCAGCGCGGAGTTGAGCCGCCAGTACATGGCGCCCCGGTAGTGAGTCGTTCCCTCGATGTAACGAATCATTTCCTCCGAGGCCCACTGAGGACCCTGCTTGCTCCGAATCGAACCGAGGTCCGATTTCTTGAGCATGAACAGGCACGTATCGGGGCAGTCGAAGTGACGCTCGATAGGAGTGCCCTGCGGGGTGGTGAGCCCGTTGCGCTTGCCGGTGTTGTAGGAGTCCCCGGCGTTGAAGCGGACCTGCGCCTGAAGTTCTTCACTCAGGATGCGGATCTGCTTCGCCGAGGAAATGCACCAATCCGGCTCCTCGCCGGAGCCCTGGAAGACTTCGTCTTCGAGCTCGTAGACGAGGCTGGTGCTGACGTCCTGCGCGGTCGTGTCGACGAACGCCGACCACGTCGGCACTTCGGCCGGGTCGATGCCCCCGTAGACGACGGTGTCGCTGAGCATCGCCAGCAACCCGTCGACCTCGAAGGATTCTTCACCGTCACGCGCGTTGGCGATCGAGACGAAGAATTTCCCGTTGGCTTCGGAGTCGAAGGCGGCACCGGAGATCGTGATCGTCCCGTTTTTGACCGAGACGGCCGTGATTTCCCGTTTGTCGCCTTTTTCGTCCTCGGCCGCTTTGGTGCCGATGTCGACCTTGAGGCCGGGGTACAGGTGCCCACGCTTGAGGGCGCCTTTCCCGACGCTGTCGAGAGTGAAGGTGTTGACCGCAGCTTCACTGTCGTTGAGCGAGCAGATGATGCCCGAGCCGTCCGAAAACAGCCCGCGCTGCAACTGCCGTTTGATGCCGTCGACGGCACCCTGCCGCTCGGCCTCGACCGCTTTGGACAGAGCCAAAGCCGACGTGGCCGATTCGTCGATCACGGCCGACTCGATAATGACGTCGAACCAGTTGTGCGAGTAGAGGTAATCCGCCCGCTTGGTGACGATGTTGGTGCCTTCGTTCAGTTCCGAAGAACCGTTGCGGCCCACCGCCGAGTAGCCACCCGAGAGTCCGGTACGGACGGCGACGCGGCAAGTGTCACCGTTTTCACCCTCGGGGGTGAGTTTGACGAACTGGTCGAGAAGCGGGCTTCCTACGAAGACCGAGTTCTCGATCGAGTCCGACAAGAACGTGTCCTTCATTACGGCTTTGAAAGCCGTTGCGTTCTGCATCAGAGCTCCTAGTCGTTATTGAGCGAGGCAAGCGCCGCCTCGGCCGAAGCAAGGCCGATTTCAGCGCGGTCCTCGTCTTTGTTGACGTCGAGCGCCTTGCCGCCGGGCCTACCACCCGGTGCCCCACGTCCCGGCTGCGAGCGCTGCTCGGCCCACGATTGCTCGCGGGACGCCAGCCAGCTCTTGAGCAGAGTGGCTGCACTCTCGTAGTCGGGCAAACCGTCCGGCCCCGGTGACGCCTCCGCGCGTTGGCGGATGATGGTGTCCTCGTAGTCGTCCAGTTTGCGGCCCCACTCGCCCTCGATTTTCTCGAGTTCCGTGTCGGCCAGTTCGTCGAGTGCATCCTCGACTTGCTGGGCCTCCCTTTCCTGTTTTTCCGTCTGCCGCTCTCCCTCGAGAGTGGCGAGGCGAGCCTCAAGCTCGTCCTCGTCGCCCCCGTCTTCGAGCAACTGACGCAACTCGTCGTCGACCTCCCCGCCGCCCCTCGCCGGCGCCTGAACTCCGAGGAGCTCGAGCGTCTGCGGGTCCGACAGGTCGATCCCCATGAGTTGCAGGTAGTGGGGCATTGTTGAGGGGTCGCGCAGCCCTTGGATGAGGGCCTGCGACTGTTCGGCTTCACGCCTGGCCTCGGCAACTTCGGCGCTCTCGGCTTGTCGCCGCTGGGTGTATTTGCCTTGCCAATCTTTCTGCAAGGCTTCCACCGCAGGACGGGCCTCGGGCGGGACGCTGTCGAGGTCGAAGGAGTCAAGAAAGTCCTCCTCGGAGCCGGGCTCAGTACCGCCGCCGGGCCCTCCCTCACCACCGGGCTCGACTGCTGCCGGGGGCACCCCTGGTTCGACTCGACAAACGAGCGTCCCCGGTGGAGTGGCCGCGGCTTCTGCCGGCCAGTTGGCTTCGAGACTCGGCGCGATCGCAAGGACCTCGTCGAGCATCGGGAGGGCGTTGGATGCCTTGTTCCGGTCAGAGCCGGAGGGCTGATCCTTCATCGGATATGACTCCTTTTGGTGTGTGTGGGGCGCTCGGGAGCGCTTGTCCACTGTTTGATCGGAGGGGGATTTGCGGTCCCCTTGTTCCGGGTAAGAGTGTTATTCGGGTGGGCGTTCGTCGCCCGACTGGGTGCCGCCAGGTGCAGGACCGCCGCCGGGGAGAGAGGGCGAGGACTTCGGTTCCTGTTCCTTGCCGGCATTCACCATCCCCTGTTCTTCGGCGACCTGATTCTGCACTTCTTCTTCGCGGGCCTTGGCCTGCGTTTCGAGGTCAAGCAGCTTTTGGTAGTAGAAGAGCGAGGCGTCCTTCGTCTGCCGCGGGGAGCGATCCCAGTCGTCGGTCTTCATCCATCCCTCGATCGCCGACTTGAGGATCGGCAACGAGTCGAACGGGCGCGGCAGCCAACCGGGGACCATTGGACGGCCGCCGATTTCCTCGAGCACTTCCTCGCCGGGCAGCGCCGGCCGAAGCGGCTGCTTCCAGAAGGTGCCGTCGCGGAGCTGCTCGATCATGCGGTGAGCGCGACCGATGTCCTCTTCGTAGCCCTGAATCAGTTTCTCGGGGTGCGCCGAGTTGAGGGCCTCGATCACGACCTCCGGCGGGAAGACACCGGGGAAGGTCTGCACGAGCTGCATGATCCGCTGTTCGATCTGCGGCCGCGTCTGGGTGTTGGCGGCCGACTGCTTCACGGCGACGTCGGTTTGATTACGGATGTCGGCCCCGGTGAAGTCGCCTACGGGTTCCCAGCCCATCGTGCCCCGGAACTTCAAGATCCGATCGGCGCCGTACTTGCGCTGGGCGATCACGAGGCAGTCGGACATCAGGCCCGAGCGGAAGCGGTCGAAGTCGTCGACGAACTTCTGCCAAGCGACGCGGGAGAGTTCGACGACCGAGTTGATCGCCGTCCCCGATTCGACTTGGTTGGGGATGTCCTGATCGAAGGAGATATCGGTGAAGCGCTGCTTGGCGCGCTCTTCCATTTCAAAGAGCTCGGAGGGGAACTCGATGTTTTCGCGCCATTCCGGCTTCTCCCCGTTGGCGAGGGTCCGGTCGTACTCGAGCACGAGGCCGGGCTCGTCGGTCGGGTCGGTGAGCAGCACCCCCTCGGCGGCCATGATCTGCGCGACAAGGCCGATCTGGCTGTACTCGGCCTGCTTGTTGATCGCCTGGTCGTAGCTGCGGACCTCGTCGACGATCTTCTGCACGAGGCCGCGGGCGCGATCGTTGGCGCCGTCGACGTCGTAAATCAAGCGGCGCAGACAAGGGATATCGACGATCTGGCCTTTGCCGTCGACCATCGGGTAGTCCTCGTCCTTGAAGATCTTGCGGCCCCCGGCGTAGGTGCCCCACCGCCCCTTCGGGTACTTCGGGCAGGGCCGCTCAAAGTATTCAGTGACCATGCCGAGCTTGGCGCCCTTCTTCTCCTTGGCTGTCGAGCGGCTCTCGGCCGTCGCAGCGTCGGGTTGAAGTTTGCCGTTGGGAACTTTGAGGAAGCCGGGTTCATCTTCGAGCTCCTCGATCGAACGGGCGTGCTCGACGGCATACCAACGGCTCTTCTCAAAGTCGACGCCGGGCTCCCAGAGAACCTCGAGGCCGGAGTAGATCACGAGCTCGATCTCACCGCGGCCGCGGAACTGCGGATTTTCGGAATCGGGCTGGCCCTCGTAGGGACGGTGTTCGCGCTGACCACCTTCGCCGTCGTCGACCATTTCGACCTTGTCGGCTTCGGGGTGCTGGGAGACGTCGATGTAGGGACCGACGTTGCCGTTGAAGACGGCCCGGCCGAAGGTTTCCTCCGTCACCATCGCCCACCACAGGGCCTTCGTCTCAGCGACAGGGAAGCCCCACAGTTCATAGCCGGCCTTGGCGAGCCGCATGGCGATCCTCGAGGCGGCGTAGTCCTCGGGATCTGACGTCACCGACGTCGACTCCCATTCCGGTTCGCGCTGCGTCGCGGAGGAGATCTTCCGCTTGAGCATCGGCGAGACGATGTCGTGCGATCGCCGCACCCGGTGATCGGGCTTCTCGCCACCCAGCGCAGCTACCGACGTCGAGACGTCAGTGAGTTTGGTGCCGGTGTCGTCGAGCTCGGCGAAGTGTTTGCCGTTGGCGAAGCGAATGCCGAGCTGACGACGGGCGACGACTTCCTCGAGCCCGGTGCGGCCGCGCTTGAGCCGCGCCTCGACGTCGGTGGGGATCGTCTCCTTGCCGTTGACGTCGGCTTTCTGCGGCGCTTCGGCGACCTCAGCCACCCTCTACCTCTCCCTCGGCGGCGCGCTCTGCGGCCCGCTTGGTTCGTCGAGCCTCACTTCGAGCGGCGAAAGCAGCGTCGTCGTCGGCGCCGATCGGTTTGCGGGGCACGTAGGGCGTCTCTCGCCGCTTCTCGAGCGCTGCATCGGCCACGGCGACCTCCGGGGCCTGAATGCGCTGGTAGAGCTCCCTGCGCTCCTCCGCGGCCCTCTCCCGCTCTTCGGTGAGCTCAGCACGCGCAGCAACCGTCTCCGCGCGACTGCGGGCCAGCTCCGCGGCCGCCTCGTGGCGATCGCGCCTCGAGCGCCACTCCCCATAGAGGAGAAGCGCGAGGAGGCCCAGGGTGGCTAGGAGGATCGCGATCATTGGAGCTTCGAGGCCCCGACCGTGTAGGTCCATTTGCCACCGGCCGAGTGCGTCACCTTGACGCGCCACTTGCCGGGCAGAGGCAGCGCCATCACTTCATGGCTGCCGACCGCGGCCGTCTCGGCGGCGCCGGGGTAGATCGTGTAGGCGAGCGTGGCGCCGGCTTCGAGTTCTTTTGCTTTTTTGGTGACGGCGAAGACGGTGATCGGGACGTATTTGCCCGAGGCCGGATCGCGGAGCTCGAGGGAGACGGCGAGGGTGCCTTCTTCGGCAGCTTTTTCGGCAGCGAGTTCGGCTTTTTCTTTTTCCGTTTCGCCTTCTTTGGCTTCGCGCGCTTTGGGCGGTGCTTTGGTGACGTCGAGGGTGAGCATCACCCCGCGCTGGCCGGCGGGAGTGTTCTGATCCTCGCTCACCGACGTCGCGGAGCGGTCTTCGGGCTTGAGCAGGGTGTTGTTCATCAGCTTCCCTCCGGGGTTGGTGCGGGGTCGAGCGCCTCGCGCAGTCTGTCTTCGGCAGCGGACAACCCCTCCTTGCCGGCGACGATCGCCCGCAGGCGCCCGGCCTCGGCGTTGGCCTCCTCAAGCTCGGCCTTGAGCTCGTCGACCTCGACCTGGCGCACCATCCCGCAGAGCTCGGCCGCAACTTCGACCGTCTCGCGGCGGATGTAGATGTGCGGGTCGACGCCGTCGAAGTCCTTGCCGAAGTCGACGACCTCGCCATCGCGGCGGCCAGTGACGACGCACGTGTGCGGCGGCTTGGAGTTGTGAGCGGGCAGAGTGACGAGCTTCGGGTCCAAGGGATTCCTCTCAGGTAAAGCGGCCCATTACGGTGCCGCGTCGACGGGGTGCTGGTTTGTAGGCCGGGGCGGTGCCGGGCACCCAGGCTTGTTGCCTCGAGCGACGACGTTTGCGCTTGACCGGGATGCGACGTTCCATGCACAGGTAGCGGAGCGCGTCGCAGGCGTGGTCGTCCTTCTTGACCACGCCGAAGCTGCCGTCCTCTTTGGGCTTCTTGCGGTATTTCCGCATCTGCTTAATGAGGTTGGTGCAACGGGAAGAGATCACGATCAGCGGGAAGGGCTCCTTGCCATCCTCGCCGTCGATGTGGTGGATCATCCGCCGTTCGACCTCCATGCAGCCCGCCTCGAGGTCGTTCTTGCCGTAGATCACCGGCACCCCTGCGTCGATCCAAGCCTGGCCGATCCTCTCCCCGTTGGAGAGGTCACGCGATTTCGCGGCCGGGTCGATGATCGTGTACTTGCAGACCTCGTTGAGCCCCCACCCTTCACGCTTGGTGGCGATCGTTTCCGCCGCCTGCTCAGGGACCGCGGCTCGGCCGGAGAGCGCGAGCTCGTCGTAGATCACGACGCGGTTGTGCTTGTCGACGCCGCCGAAGAGGATCGCCGTTTGCACCTGGCCGGGGTCGATCGAGTCAAGGTGTTCGAGGCCGCCGACAAGATCCTTGTCGATCCACTCTTCGGGCACGACGTGGATGTGGTCCTCGGGCCGCGGCTCGAATGCCTCCCACACCAAGCCTTTCGCGTTGGTGAAAGAGCCGTCGATCACCGCGGCGCGCTGATCCCCGCGGATGCCGGCGATCGCGTCTTCGCGGCCTTCTTCGTCGATGTGCGGGTTCTCGTAGATCGAAACCTGCACCAAGAGCAGACCTTCGGCCTCGTTGAGCCACACCCGCTCGGAGAGATTCTCGCCTTCTTCGACCGCCTGCTCGTGGATCTCGTCGAAGACCCAGCCGAGCTTTTCGCTGATCGGGGTGAAGCCCCAGAGCATGTCGCCGTGGTAGTCGGCGATCCGCATACGGGCCTGGTTGTAGATCCGTTCGCCCTCTTCGGTATCGGGCGGCTCCTCGTCCCAGACGATTCGGTGACGCGCCGAGCCGCCGTGCTTGGAGGCCGGCTGTTCGGTCGTCATGAAGTCGAAGAGCGACCCGTTGGCGAAGTAGAGGATGTGGTCCTTGTCCTTGTAGGCCGTCTCCCAGGACCCACCCTTCAACTGCGACGGCGGCACCCACTCTTGGATCGCCTCAATGAGCGACTGAAAGGGCTTGCCGTAGTCGGGGGTAATGAAGCGGCACTTGAACTTGGTGCCCTTCGGCCAGATCCGGTAGGGCATCAGGTCGGGCGGGATCTGATCGACGTCGATCGCTTGGATCAAGCAGTCGACGGCGGTGGCCGTGGACTTGCCGGAACGGTTGCCGCCGACGAAGGCTTTCGTCTTCACCCGAATTTCGTGAAAGATCTTCTGCCGCGGGTGGGGGACGTAGCGATAGAGCGGGTTTTCCTCGGCCGCCTCGTTGGCCTTGGCGAGTAGATCGAGAACCTCCGGGTCCTCGAGCAGCGCCGGGTCGTCGACCTCGAGCTCGAAGCCGGGAGGGATCGAACCGCCGATGCCGTCCGCGCGGGCGAGCTCAACCATCGCTGGCCGCCGGGAGCGCCTTGACGGGGAGCGGCTTCGCCTGCCCCTGGCCGGGGAGGAGACGGATGCCCTTGGCTGCGAGCGCCCGCTGCAACTCGGGGAAGCTGTGTTCGACGCGATCGGTCGCCTGGCCGGTGAGCAGTTGGAGCTTTTCGGTCGAGACGCCGCCCATGACGGCCGACTCGTGAAGGATCTTGCCGAGCTCTTTGAAGGTGACTTCCGCGGCGTTGCGCCGAATCCACGCGGCCTTGATCTCCTCGACGATCTCACCGCGGCGCTTGTAGGCCCCGTTGAGCTTGGCGACCTTGTCCTTGGGGAGCTCGAGATCGCCGGGGTTGGCGAGGATCTCCTCGATCAAGGAGTCGACGTCGGGCAGCTCGATCGCCGACGCAATCTCCCGCTGGTCGAGGTCGATCAGGACGTTGATCTCGGCGAGGCGGCGCTCGGCGTCGACGAGTTTTTCGTCGGCCACTTTGAATTCGCCGTCCTTGCGCTCGAGCGTCACTTTGATCCGGCGCAGGACGTCCTCGGAGAGCTCGGTCGACTTGCGGGCAAGGCGGTGAAAGTCGTCGGCCATCCGCGAGCGAACGGTCTGCTCGACTTCGAGCGAGATCTGCTGGTAGCGATCGGCGTGGGTGTCGTAGGCCCAGCCGCGCAGGGTGCCGAAGGGGACTTTGACGTCAGCGGCACGGAGGAGTTTCAACACCGGCTTTTCACGGCCGCCCTCGAGGGCAAAGGCTGCGAGCGCCAAGTCGATTTCCTGGGAGCTGTAGTCCCGTTTTGCCACTGGCGCTCCTTTCGCTGGTTAGGTGCCTCCCTTCTTCACCCGGCGGGTGAGCTCTTCGAGGGCGTTGGCGCCGGGGGTGGTGTCCGGCGGATCGTCAAGGCCGAGCGCCAAGCGGGTGAGCTCGGATTTGTTGACCCCCGGCGGGATCTTCCGTTCGGGCAGGGTGACGCCGTCGCGAGCCATGCGCTCGATCGCCTCGAGGTCTTTCTCGCGGACGCGGATCTTGAACTGCGCGTCGATCGGGTCGTCGGTCTGGGGACCGCGCTTGAGGGGACCGAAGGCCACTAGAGCGGGTCCGGCGGGTCGTCGTCGAAGGGCCACTCGTCGGGCATCCACGACTCACCGTTGCGGAGCTCACCCTCGGTCAGCGTGAGCTCGGGGGCAACGCCGCCAGCATCGCGGTCAAGCCCCTGGGCATGTGCCGCGGCCGCCTCGACGGGGGCGCCGGCCTTGAGCATCTGTCGCCCGGTGCAAGCCCGGCTGTGGCGGCAGATCCCGCGCTCGTTCAAGTGGGTGCCACCCGGCGAGGCCATCCCGCAATCGGTGCAGGCGGTCGGGTTGCAGTTGACGCAGGGGCAGTCTTCGGGGTGGTTGCTCACGAGAGCAAAGCCTCGCAGCCGCGGACGACGCCGACCCAGAAGAGGACGTCGAGCTCGAAGACGACCAAGAGCCAAGCCAGGCCACCGAGGACGTCTGCCCAATGCGGCTCTACCGCATCCACACGCGCAGCCCTCCGACGTCCTGCGGCCGCGGCTGGCGATCGTCACGGACGTCGGCCAGGTCGGCGACTGCGTCGACGCCGCAGAGCGCGATGAACTCGCGGAGCTTCTCCTGCGCCTTGGCGAAGCCGATCATTTCCCGGTCGATCTCGGCCTGCTTCTGCTCCGACATCGTCGGGTAGCTGTCCGGCTCGGAGATCGTCAGCGAGAGGAACTCTTCGACGACGTGCGGGAGGGCGAGCTGCTTCTTTTTCGGCAGCCGCACCGCGCCGCCGTCCTTGGTGAGCTGCTCGAGCGTCTCGCCGTGTTTGCGCTCGCGGGCCATCAGGAACCCCCCATGCCCTCGGGCGACTCCGGCTCCATATTGCCGCCGATGCAGAGCGCGACGAAGGCAAGCGCATTGTTGCGATCGTGCGCGCCCTCCATTTGATCGGCCCGCTCAACGACGTCGTCGGCGAGGGCCTGCAACTCGTCAGCGACGTCGACGCCGAGCTCGACCGCGAGGCCGCGCCGAATCGCGTCGCCGCGCCAGGGTCCGGGCTCGGCCATCAGGGCGCCTCCGTCCGCTGGGCATGGTTCTCGAGCCCCACGTAGAGATCGAAGCGCGTCTGCCGCTGCTCAAAGGCGACCGCCAGGTGCGCGTTAATCTCGGCTCGCCGCAAGACGTGTTCGGAGCGCTTCTCGATCGCCGTCTCGAGCAAGCGAACGGCCTCCGCGGCGTAGGGGTTTTCGGTCAGGAAAGCGCCCTCCGGCGTCGTCGTGTCGTGCTCGGCCATCAGCGACGACAGGCGAAGCGGTCGCGGGCCTGGGTGACGGTGAAGAGCGCGCCGTCGTGCTTCTCGGGCTCGGCGCAAGCCTCGATCTGGATCACGATGCCGCTCCCGAGCTCCACGTCCGGCAGGTAGCCGCGCACGGCCTCGATCACCTTCTCTTCGCGGGCCTTG